GAAACGAAGCACATCTTAGATTGCTAAAGTTTCTAGGCTTCAAGTTTTTACGTAAGTTAAAACATGGGCCAAACAGTATAACATTTATAGAATTTTGCCGTGTGCGTAGACGCTAATGCCGGTGTTCGTTTTCAAGCGAAACAACGGGCTATTGAAAAAGAGGCCAAGTTTAATCAAAGAGCCTTACAATTTTACAACAAAGAAACAAGCTACAAGAGAGCATTAAATAGAAATGTTCTTGGTTTTACTCGTGATGTAAGTGATGCTTATGTCAAAGCATTATATACACAAGGAAGAGGTAGACGTGCGAAACAAACGGCTGCTTCTCGATATTTTGCAAAAAAGAAAGTTAACGAGGGTGGCAGATCAAGAAGATTTGGTAGAGCTCAATATGTAGACTTATTGCAAAAACAAACTCAGGTCGATAGCATAGTACGTAATACTTTTGGTAGTCAGATGGCTTACGCTCAGACACAAGCTCAACGTAAGTTCTTAAGTCAAAATGCAAGAGCAAGAGAATCTCTCGGTGTACCAGCTGCATACGGAGCTCCTGTACTTATGCCTCCTACAGATAGACTCACTGGTGCATTACAAGTTGCAAGCACTATAGCAAGTTTCTTTTAAGCTATGACAGATTCCGCAAGAAGAGCCCCCGTGGTCAATAACTATTTGGCCACTGCTCCTGATTTAACAGAAGCAAAAAACAAAGCAATAGATGCTGACATAGCTGATTTTTCACAGTTTATAGAAGATACTATTGCTATCGAAAAACAACGTCTAGAAAATCGAGACAGTAGAATCAAAAGTCTAATTTCACTTACTAAAAGTGGTATCGAAATAGGTCAGAAGTTACAAGCAAGAAGTGAGCAAGCTGCTGAGTTAGCCGATATTATGGACGATAAGAGAAGAATCGAAGGTCTTATCGGTGAAGAGAATGAACTTGATAATGACCGTAGATTTACTCGTGGAGCTGAAAAAATATTAGGTGCTCAAGCTGGTAACGATGCTAATACTGCTACAAACACAGATGATAAGTATGATGCTAGACAGGTACAGTATGAGTCCATTGCTGGAACTCAAGCGTATAATAGTAATTTAAAAGCTAAACAAAATTTAAAAAATTACGGTCAAAGATCTCAAAGTGTATATGAAGCTTTAACAAATAATACAAATTTAGATGTAGTTGGAAATAGAACTATAAAAGAGTTTACTGATATAGATGATGCAAAAGAATATCTTAGACTGATACGTGGAGTTTATCTTAGAGGTGTTCTGTACTCAGCAGATAATAATGGTGTATCTTTTTCTGATAGACAGTTTGCAAAACATCTAGCTCCAGAAATTAAAAAAGCAGAAGATTTTATTCTTAAACAATGGGATACTGACCGTATAGCTAGAGTTAAAGCTGTATCCAAAGCCACAGATCAAGAAGAGTTAATTACATCTTTTGCCGGTGCAACAACTGTTGATGATGTCTTAGGTAGAACAGGTATTATTGCTACTAAAAAAGCTGAGTTTGAAGCTATGGGTATGAAAAATGCCAGCTTTGCAGCAGTTGTTGAGTTTTATAATGATGTTGAACCTTTAATAAAAGAAGGGCTAATAACACCTCCACAAATAAATGACTTAATAAACGGCACATTTACACCTTTAGGTTCTGAAAAAGAAACAAGTTTAAAAGATACAAATGTACCAGCTCTTAAGTTTCTCAAAGGTAAACTACAAGGTGCGGCAGCGGAGTATGCTTCTAAGTCTAACGATCAACGTGAAGATCAACTAGCGTTAGATATAGAGACTGAGCGTACTACAGGCTTTGCAGAGTTTATGCAAGGTGTTGGTAGTAGACCTACTATAGAACAGCTCAACGATTACAAACTTACCTTTTTTAAAAAGTTTCCAACTATTGTTGAAGAAGAGCAGCTACCAGAATGGTTAAAGAATGTACAAACAGCTAACTTTCTAAGTGATAAGAACATCGAGTTCGAGCTTGAGTCTAGAAGAATTAAGAATCTACCTATCACAGAAGATATGGTCAGTAAAATTGTAGATCCTGACTTACGTAAGCAATACGAAGGGTATGTAAATACACCAGAAATAGGTGCGTTTACAGCTGACGAAGCTACGGCAGTAGATGAGCGTATAGTTGCAATCGTCAAAGAAGCAAAACAATTACGTGATCTAAACCAAGCTAAGACAGACAAGTATCTTGTAGCAAGAGATAATGCCAAAAGATACTATACAGCTCGATTTAAGGAGCTAGTTGTAGGCGGACAGTCTCGAGAAACTGCTTTTTACAATGCAAAGATTGAGACTATAGATAAGGTTAGACGAGGTATCTTTGATACAGACACCATCTTACCTATTAGTGTTCAAGCTACTAAAGATCTACAAACTACACTCAATGCTATTTCTCAAAACCCTGCACTGATCTATAGTTCTGAAGAGTGGGCAGGCGAAAAGCCACACCTAGATAAAGCTCGTGAATATATAAGAACTGGTGGTCGATCAGAATATCCATCTTACTATTTACGTTTTAACTTTATTAAGAATACTGATGGTGCATATCTTACACCAGAAGAGATATTTGAAGCTAGAGTTGAGAAAGTAGATGGTAGCCCAGCTGCAAAGAAACTAGAGTTACCAGAACGTAAAGAACTTAAAAACAATATTGGCGATCAAAATAAACTACTCAACAAACCCAACAGCACTAAGACTCTACAGGTTATGTCTAAGCCGGGTAATCAAGAGTGGATGACCAGTACTGTACCAGATACCAGTGCTATCAATGCACAGGCAATTATAGATAGAGCAAGACAGAATATTAGAGGTCAACATTTTATGGGTGGCATAAATGTAGATTATAAAAAACAAACCACAATATCTGAAGAAAATAATGCAAAACTACTTGAGGCTGTACCTGAGCTAAAAGACACACCATTTTTACATTTTAACAACCTGTCACCAGCAGCTGCCAAGGCACTGTTAAATATGGCAGATATCAAATAATACTAAGGTATAATTATGAGTGATCCAACTATTAAGTTAGAAGTCGATCAACGGGCAGCTGATTATATTACAGATCAAGTAGATCAGTTAGCCGACACAATACAACAAGACGAAGACGCTAAGGCACAAGTTGCTAAAGAAGAACAACAAACAGAAGAACAGGCTCTTGCTACACAAGATGATCCACGTGAAGCAGAGAAGTGGGGAGTTAAAGCTCTTATAAAAGAGGGACAATCAATACTATCTGGTGGTTTACAAGATACTGCATCTTCTGTTACTACATTTGCTGAACGTACAAAAGAAGCGTTAGATGGCACAATGCAGAGGGAAATAGCTGAACAAGGCTATTATAAACCAGACTGGGATCCGTTTGTAAATTATGACAATCCTATAGAAACAAAAACATGGTGGGGTAAACAGCTACGAGGCTTAGTGCACTTTGGTACATTAGCAGCTGGTACTGTATTATCTGCCAAAGCATTAGCAGCAACCGGACTAGGAGCTGGTGTAGCTGGTGGTGCAAGAGCTTTACTTGGTGCACCTAGTCTAATTAGAGCAGCCGGTATCGGAGCTGCATCTGATCTTATATCTAAAGAATCTGATGGCATGAACGCTATGGGTGCTTTACGTGAAAGATACGGATGGTTTGACACACCACTAGCTACTAGAGATACAGACTCACCTGTGGTAATGAAGATAAAAAACATTGTCGAAGGTATGGGTATAGGGCTATTCTTTGATGGTCTAGCGTATGCTATGGGTAAGGGCTCACAAAAAGTAATAAAACAGATAAAAGATAGAAACGACAGTGTTTCTAGACAGAGTACAGAAGCTGCTGTTGCACAGATACGTAAAGGCGAGATAGAGTTTCGTGCAGATAAAAACTCACCTATAGCTCAACCAGAGCAAGGTGCACATGTATCAGAAGTTGAGCCAGAAGTAGCACGTCAACAACTATCACGTACACGTAATGAATGGGGGTCAGAAGAAGGATCTACGGGTTCTGTAACTACACCTGTTGAACGTGAGCGTATAGCACTAGAAGGTGACACAGATGTCAAACAAGTCGAGCGTATTATGAAAGGCTTGATGAGTAGTGAAAAGTTTGCAAAAGAACTACAAGCTGCAAAAGGCTCTAGACAAGCACTAGCTGCAAAGTTCAAGGAAGCTATAGAAGGACATCAGCGTATAACTCAAGGCAGAAATGCAGTTGATATGTCACCAAACGAATACCTCAAAGAGTTGTTTGAACAGAATGATGTCGTTGACGGCATTGATGTATGGACATCTAAAAATGTGGTTGTGGCTGACCTAGTTGTAGGTTCGTTACTCAAACAGCTACGAGATACAGGTATTGCTGGTAGAGAGATAGCAGACCTTGTATCATTAGATGAGATAGATGGCCCAGCTAAACAGATTGTAGATACTATGTTAACTGCATTGTATCATACAAAGAAAGCAAGATTTGTAAAGTCTGACTCATTTAGAGCGTTAGGTGCTGGTAAACAAAGAGCTAAAAATATAGAAGATGCAGTTAGAGCTGACGTAGCAGATGCAAAAGAATCTATCATGTCAGTGCTTAAGATTGCAAAAGATGATGCTAACGATGACCTACTAAACTCATTGTTTGAAGCTTTCTCTATGATGAGAGATGTAAATACACTTGATGACTTTGATAACTTTGCAAGAAAGATAATAAAAGGTGGACAGATAGATCCAAAATCAGCTGACCGTACAGGTGCACTAATACGAGAACTTGAAGGTGTACTTACACATAGTATACTAAGTGGCCCTAAAACACCATTTAGAGCTATGGCTGGTACAGCTACAGCAACGTTTTTAAGGCCAATAGCTACAACACTAGGAGCTACAATGCGGTATCCGTTTAAGCAAGATAGTGCTACAATACGTGCTGGTCTAGCATCTATGAACGCTATGATAGAAGCTATACCAGAATCCTTTACCTTGTTTAGAGAAAGACTAAACTCATATTGGAAAGGTGATATAGCAACAATTAAGACACGTTTTTCTGAATTTAGTCGTGGTGACGAAAACTGGGAACTAATACGTAGATGGGCAGAAGATAGTGGTAGAGCTAGTTTTGGAGATCGTGCAGCTTTTAACATGGCTAATATGGCTAGAGGTTTGAACAACAGTAACTTACTTACATACTCTACAAAACTTATGGCTGCGACTGACGATGCGTTTGCATTTATTGTAGGTCGTGCTAAGATGCGTGAAAAAGCTATGCGTAAAGTTCTTGACTTACAATCTGCTGATGGTATTAAGTTACCAGAAATAACTCCAGAAGTTATGAGAGCGTATCAGGATGACTTCTATGCACAGGTGTTTGATGCTAATGGTCAGATAATTGATGAAGCTACAAAGTTTGCACGTAAAGAGGTAACACTTACTCAAGACATTACAGGCTTTGCAAAGGGTCTAAACGATGTATTTAGTGCAAATCCATGGGCAAAACCGTTCTTTCTATTTGCTAGAACTGGTGTAAACGGACTTTCTTTAACGGCGAAGTATACACCGGGTTTCAACTTCTTAGTCAAAGAGTTTAATGATATAGCATTTGCTACACCTAGCAATCTAAAAAATGTAGAAAGATATGGTATAACTAATGCTGTTGAGCTTGCTAATGCTAAGGCATTACAAACAGGCCGATTGGCGATAGGTTCTGCTGTTGTATTTATGGCAAGTATGGCATGGATGCGTGGTGATCTTACAGGTAATGGCCCAGTTGACAGACAAAAAAGACAGCTATGGCTTGACTCTAAGTATGAACCAAGAAGTATAAAGCTTGGTGCTGTGCGTGTA